ACTAAATACACTTATAAGCATAAGCTAGGAAAAGTGTGAAAAACCTAGTACCCCCGAAAGAGCTGCTTGGGTTAATTAAAAATAATTAAATCTAAGATGGAAGTATTTACTGTAAAAGTAGTAATACGTCTCATATTTTATATTAAAATATAAACTCTTAAGGAGTTGTAGTATATATCGTCTGGGTTTTATTGACGGGTCGAAGTTTTTAACTCAAAAATCCCTCAAGCACTGTAATACTCTATGGGACCGTGGGAACAAACAAATTTCGAGTTGGTGGAGTTTCAGTTATCATAGTTGGAATACCCATTATATAATGAAAACCAAAATCATCAGCAGCTTGTCTATAAATATGGAAAGAAGTTTGAGTACTTGCTTCCATTGTTGAATAGATATTGCTGGGAGATGAAATAGCTTCCGTCATTTGAAAATTGGTATTATATGGAAGAGTTCCAAAAACCAATACTGGAAGAGGGTACGAACCTTCTGCTTCAGACATTGAAATAACTGGGAACATTGATGCAGTAGCTCCATTATCAACACATGGTGTTATATGTGTTGAATTATAATATGGAACCTCTACTTCAGTTACACCTTCAATCATGTTTGAGATGATCACGGTAGAACTAGCATTGGTGAATAATGGGTGCATTTCTGCAATAACGTTTGAATTTGATCCAGCAAATTGTAAACCGTTACATCCTACTTTCCCTATAATGTTGTTCAGTTTTTGAGTTCTAGTCACGATAGATGTCATAACTGGATTCAATGCATTTAACATTTTCACAAAAATGTTAGAAGTAGAATATGGCTTTGACATCCAAACACCAGATGGGGTTTCTGATGAAGGCAATAAACCTTCAGCACTTTGTGATATACCAGCTATTTTCAATCTCATTCCTCCTCTAAAGAAAGAATAAATATAACTGAAATAACTGACGTAATCAATACCAGATATTGGCGATGAATAATTCATACCATATGGATTGATTACACCAAGTGTATTCACATTATCTGATGCATTGGCAGCATTCAAATTAGATCGGTTTTCTGTAATAGAACCAACATAATTTGAACGTTTAACCAATTGTCGGACTGACACAACTTTTTCTCCTATACAATGCGCTTCTGGTGACCAGTTAGTAAGCGGATCAATCTCCGAAATTGAATTCGGATCGTATAGTAATTGTGCCTCGTTTCGTGGTACCTCAACTGCTGTTCCTAATACTTGGGCTTCATGCTCCTTTAGCGAAGTAGAAGAAGTAGTAGGAACACCTGGTAGGTATTGAGGTGCCTGTGGGCAAGCAAATGTTAGATCATCACCACCTGATACTTCAACCAAAACATTGATTGAAGATGAGACAGTGCTAACAGCTTGCAATTCGTTTAGAACAGTAACCACCAAATATCCTGTTGTAGTTTGAATATCCTCTGATACAGATCCAAGTGATGTTGTATTAAACCAAGGTTTAGTAGCAACATATGGAACCTTAAAAGTGAATGTATCGCTTTCAGCAATATCTACAACTATTTGGTAGTTCTTTTCTATTTCGTTGACAGGTGCTGATCCAACCACTAAATTGGATGCTTTTTCATATGGTACGTAATAAATACGCAATCTTCCTGCATGAAAACCTGTCTTGATCAATTTAAATGTATAGATCATTGAACCTCTCCAAAGTCCAAAACAATTAGCTACAAAACCTACAGGTGTCATTGAGATACCATTGGTTGTGTTTGCTATTGTTGAGTACTTTAGTGGGGTTATAGGATCTATCCACAAAATTTGATCAGTCGTTGTTTGACTGGTACTCCAACTGAATTGTTGCCAGAAAGATGGAATTTTGAAAATTGACGAAAGCGCCATTTCATCCAAATCACTGCCACCAATACCAGAAGGAGTATCGATTTCGTTGTCGGCGGACAGAGCCATTTTATGACTTGAATCCTGTCCGTTGTAATTAGCCATACAATTAACAGTTCTGAGTTTTGTATCCATTGGAAGAGTCGGTTTTGACCATCCAAATAATTTACAAAGAGCTTCACCACTTGAAGCTATCCACTCAGGAATTGCTAAATATGAACCAATTACTGGTATTTTTGAAGCAGTGTGTAATGTTTCAGCAATACTACCTAAAGTATTGGAAACTACACCTGTCTTTTTCAATTTCTTGGCTTCCCCACGAACTTGCGCCACATGCCTACGTGTTGTAGGAATGATATATGGTACAGCTCCAGTTGGGAATGCCAATTTTGGATCAATGAATCTAGCCCAAATTGTGACTTCACAACTTGTTGATTCTGCTGATCCTGATACTAAAGGACTATAAGCTAATAAATTAACTTGACCCATAGTACCATACCCTGTGATTAGATTTATGTATGTATGAGGAGATACATAAGGAATCATAAATGTTGCTTGCGCAACACGAGATTGTGGGTTAGATCCACCACATATATCAATATCTACACCTGGGCATGAAATTTGACCTGTTAGAGTCGCATTAATCATACTTGATTTATTGGTTAGATATTTATGATATGGCAAATACTGCAATCTCAATCGACCTTGCTGGAATTTTTGAGCATTAACTTGAACAGTTATTTCAACATTAGCTCGTAAACCAACAAAACCTTTGATTTTCTCATAATACATTGGATCAGTCAATAACACATCAGGGAAAGTTCCAGAATAAAGAACTTGGCCTTGAGTGTTTGAAGTCGAAAATTGACCTGACCAAATGCGAAGAGGTCTTTCCAAAAAGGTATTAATAGTATGAATTTTATCATTAGCTATTGACATATCCAAGTAAGAACTTGGCAAATCAACATGTTTAGCTAATGCTTCATCTGCAACTGTTTGACCTTGATTTTGAAAAGTAATTACCTCTTTCACATCTTTGTAATTTGAGTCGTTATCGTTAGTTATGTTTGATCCCATAACTGAGGATTCGTTTTCGTTTTGTTGTTCGGCAAGTGAAAACTTTAAACTTAATACGTCACTTATAATATTAAGTCGAGTGATGGTTCCTGGATTTTAAAAGGGCTGCTTTCAAGGCATCCTGGAAGTAAAACTAAATAGTTAACCTTCTTATTCTAATAGCAATTTCTTTTGAATTTAACATCACAAATTTATTTCAAAAGAAAAGATCACATTAGAACGTGTTTTTAAGCGGAAAATCCACTCATTGGGTCCATATTTTCAATAGCACAACGTACTTCAGCGTATGTTGGTATGAAAGGTTGGACCTTTTTAGCAATTATGTTATTAGTTTTAAGTGCCAATGCAAATTTATTAAATTCATTAACACCATGCAAACTAACTTCACGCAAAGCTGTTTCGATATTTGCTTTCAACAAAGATACCGAATCAACTGAATTACCTCTTACCCAATTCAACATTTCATAAATGACTTGAATGTCTAAAGGTGCAATCCAATGATAAGTATCTTCATCGAAAACAAATTTTCGTTTTAGAAAACTAATTTCATTTATATTTCTGTATAAATGTAGTTTTCCATCCTTTGTTTCTTCTGTATATTCATGACCAAGCAATTTTAAAGAATTAGTGAGTGCTACTTGATTGAAAATTTCACAAATATTATCACTTATATTCAATATATTATCATCGCCATAAACTATAGGAGAAACATGTCGTTCGAAGCTTATAGTATTATACAATTTATTTTTTTGTTTATCATCTAATTCACTATTTTTAATGGTTACTAAATATGCTATAACTAAAATTAATAAATTATAAATACTATTAATTATAACTGTGAAAGGATTACCTGATGGTTGTGAATGCGTCCATTGATATAAATTATCACCATACACATGAACAGAGTTCACTATATGTAGCCATAATGAGTATCTCACTTTCGCATCTTTCAAGTTATAATTAGCATCGTTTGTTTTGTAAAATTCTTCGATAATTTCATAAACCAACCAAAGCACCTGTGTATTTAGAGAACCATCATAGTTACTAAAATCACCTGCTAGCACTTTCTTTCCTTTCTTAGAAATTTGTCTTACTATCTGGTCCCAATCCTCATTATAAGGATTAGTTCCAACAGCAATTCCATTCAAATTTCTATTGTGCATCACAAATGCTGCATAACCTAGATAATATTTTCTAAATAATACAACAAAGTGCATTGGACATGCTGAAAACATTCGCGTTTTTCCTTCTTCAACTTTTGAAATAGGTCGACGTTCATCTTTCATTGTATCAGCACATACAACTCCGGTAATAATACCTTTTTCGCAATTTGCTTCTAATTCAGTTACAATGTTTTTCAATTGTAAAGCAGAAGCTGACGAAAAATCGAAGTTTTCATTATTACCCATCCACTGTTGTTTACCAGGTTTGTTCGTTTTATAGTAAGGATCACTATTAAACGGATATCCTGGTGATGTGGATCTACACACTGCTGACATATATATGTCTTCAGTGCCCATTATAGCTTCTTCATATGTAAGAACTCGCGCGTAATTATCATAACCAATATTTTTATGATCAATAAAAAGTTTATGTTTTACATAATTACATGCCATTTCACACATAGATTTATCTATTAATGGTGTGATACCACCACATTTTTCTAACCCTTTATAAGCTGGATCAATAACTTGATCATTTTTAATAAAAGGTCTTAAATATGCTGGTTTCGTTATTGGTTCACTCAACATACCATATATCAATGATGGTTTTAAAACCGTCCTTGAAGCTTGATGCAATGGTATTTTGAGTTTACCAATTTCGTTGAACACTCCATTGGGTAGAATACAATTATTATCTATTAATATTGATTCATCAATATGTAGAAAACATTGTACTCTGTGTTCTTCACCCAATTTCTTACTCAGCAAGTCTATATGATCTTGTAAAAGTTCTTGATATAGTTTTGCTGAATAACCTTCACCAGTGGCTCCACTAATATGCATTCCAACTATTTTTCTCAATAATGAATTGGATTTAATTATTAATGGACCACCACAATCACCCTTCATAGTATCGCCGTTATATAAATAACCAGCTCTATGAATGTATGATTCATTTTCGACCGAAATCTTCAATTCTTGCTCATAATTATGAACATCATTTAAAGATTTCACGACCTTTGCTATCTGACCATTATCATTATGATAAGACAACAAAAGTCCCTGCATGTTTCCTCGCAACCGTCCTAATTCTTCTTTTTGTATAAAATGTTTTAGAATTGAACGATGCAATGAAGCATTTGAATTTTCTGATGTATTAAAAATAACAGCGTCTAATTTGTGTTCTCCATAAGTAAGTTGGATAGCACGATTTAGACTGAAATCTTTATTCACCAATTCTCCAAATTCAAATGTCGTCATGTTATTATAGATTTTCTCACTATAATTTACACGAGACAAATGTAGTTTGGTCGTTAACGGAGCTTCATTCAATATCAAATACCTTATAAAATGATAAGGTATAAGATAATTGAATCCTTGCAATGCCATAGCATTACCAAGAACTTTTTCTTCTCCTTTTGTGTTCGTATAAGAAATAGTATACAAATTATTTCTCATAACAGAAAATGCTGTTTCCATAGCATTACAATCAATTGAACCTTCACTCTCATGAATTTTGCTTTCAATTTTATGTTTTGCCATTTTGTTAGTTTTTCCGTTACTTGGTGATTGTATACCTTCTATACGATGTTTTGGCATGTGTTTTTGTTTACCTGATGATGGAGAGTCCATGCCTTCACTAAAGAACTTAATACCTTGAGTGTTTTTATCAATAGTATTTGATTCTTCAGGATGTGCCATCATCAAGTTCGTTTTCCAATAAGCCATTCTATCATTAAAAGATAAATTTTTTTGTTGACTAATCCAAGTTTGATTATTATCATAAGTAGCTTCATCAATAACATCTTCAATGACAAAATGATTTATTTTTTGTTTTTTAAATATAGTTCTATACAAAGTATACATAGCTATTGCTATAGTACCGATAGAAAATACATATTTCAATGCAGGATATTTATTAAGAATGTTTGTGACTTTATTTTTAAAGATAGCAAACCAATTCTTAATACTTGCAATAGATTGTTCATACATTTGTTCTGTATAATATTTCAATTTCATCTTAGGAGTTGATTGTAAAATTTTCGCTCCATGTTTGAAATCTAAATAATCATCAGCCAAATCAGATTGCAAAAGATCGCATTCTATATCAAGCATTGAATCGCCTGCAGTAATTCTACGTGAAATGATATCAGTTATGTTTTCATAACAATCATAGAAATCTGCTTCTTCTGAATTAACTTGTGCTTTCATTTTCAGAAGTCGTTTGTTCATAAAGTCTTTCTTAACTACAAAATCATCTTTCTTTTGTACTAATTGTTCACACATTAGCTTAGAAAATTCATCATAGTTCAAGACTTTAGCTGTTGGATCAATTTCGAATTGAGTTTTCCCACTAATAATTACTTTCCTATATTTAACAAAATTATATATATCAGTAGTAATAGGAACTCTTGATCCTTCTTTTTCGGACAACACATCCAAATGCTTTCTAACTTTATCCAAATCTAACAATTTCTTTTCAGAACATCCATTCACTTGCAAAGTTTTCACAAACTCTGGTGATGGTGTCACTTGATACATATTGTCAGAAATTCTATTGTAGAAAGCTTCAGGATACGTTAGAGATTTGATTGGAGCATTTATATCATTAATTGTCATAATGCCAACTTTAGAAGTATAAAAAGAATTTTTATCTTCCAAAGCTGCCATATGCAAATGATATGGAAAGTCATTCATTTCTCTTATCGTTTCGTGTAATTCGGGATTAGGATTAGACACATCATCTATAGCTGCAAGACAATCATCTCGTACAACTATAAATTGTCCTTTATATCCATCCCAAAATTCCGTTTCAGGTTGTCGTGCATAAATTTGTTCATCGATATCACTCTCTTCTCTGTAGCCAGCAGCATAACAGAGATCTTGAGCTAAAGGATAAATCAAACCTGATTTTCCTATTTGTGATTCTCCAAACAGCACTATGCACAATGGTCGTTGTCGTTGGCCCCCATCTAAGGTATTGTTTTTATCAGCATAATTATACAATTGTTCAGCAGTGCGTATATAATTTGAAATATTTCTACATACATCTGGACTGCATTTATTTGTAAATGCCCAATTCCTTAAACGAAGACCTTGTTTCAGCAAGTTCGATATCTTAATTATTTGTTCGTTTACTATTGTTGATTTCTTTTTAACAATAATATCAATATAATGTTCAATATCGTTCATCCATTGTAACATCTCTTGTTCCATCGATAAAAATCCTTCAGGTGTTGGATTTACTTGTGTAATAACAAATTCTTTAACTTGTGTCCACAATTTTCCAATGTCCTTATGAATATTTATCATTCCTGATAGACCACGAGAAATGTTGTTCGTTTTCTTCGAAAATTTCTCGATTGAAGAATCAGTTGGCAATTTTCCAATAATTAAATAACAAATAATACTACCAATCAAAGTTCCCAAAGCATTTGAATTTGAAAATACTTGGGATTCGTGTTCTACTTTGAATAGTTTTTGTATTTGTTCAATTAATTTTTCTGGAATACCAAACAAAGATAATAACGTTAACAAACCAACAAAAGTTGCAGATTTATACCATTTACATTTAACCATTATACCTATTAAAGATAAAATAACTAGAGTTTTTAGTATGTTTGATTGCATTTTTTGTATTTTGTTAATATGATTTTCGTTATTATCATTGAATATCTTCAAATCTTCTTTTATCTTTTCATCTATGAAAAGAGCAGAATTATTAAAATTTATCGAATGTTCGTTTATCATCATTTTAATATTCTCAATCACTTGTGGCAATTGAGAAGTTAAAAAGTCGTTTAATCGTTTCATTTCGTCAATTGGACCCTGCGCATCATGTTTCTTATTTATGCTCGAGTTGTTATATCGCATAAATCTAGACATGACAGGACCTGGGTTCAATTCTACATCACCACATTGAATCAAAGTATCTATATAAGCATTCTTTTCATAATAAATCATACTATAGAATTTTTCAAATCCAATTTTAGTAAGGTAGTCGTACCATTGTGTTGTAACTTCAATCTTCATACTGAAAATGGTTTTATTAATATTCCGAAAGGAATGATAATTACCATCTTCAAATATGGAGTCCTTGTAAAGATCCCAAAAGATTTTAAACCAATACTTTGATCCTTCAAATTTCAATAAAAGATTTCTCCAAAATTTACGGTTTTCATAAGTAAATAGCCTTGTATAATAACTCAGCCAGTAGTCAAACAGTGCGTTAGCTTCATCTTGTTCAATCAAATACTGAGCTAGAATCATCGTTGGAGCGCTAAAAGTATAGGTTCGCTTGAGGGGTTCAACAAATCGATATTTTAAGTAGATAGGTTGGGTTGCGTCCCAAACTTTAAAGCAAATAATATTATCAATTTCTTTTCGCTTTAAAATACCTAATTTTATCAATTGTTGAATGTCTAAATCGTTTTCCTTAAATTCTTTCTTAAGTCGTATCATATGTTTACACATAATTTCCAAACTAAGAGGTGCGTTAGTTGTCATTAAATCGGGGATTTTAAACATTGTTGTTTGTTCGTGATTGCCTTGCGAACAGAAAGGTTTTGATATTAAATAACGTTTTAATATACGGTTTGTGATTGCCTTGCAAACTGGAAGGTTTTGCTAATTGTCGCCTTAACAAGCGGTTTGTGATTGCCTTGCAAACTGGAAGGTTTTGCTAATTGTCGCCTTAACAAGCGGTTTGTGATTGCCTTGCAAACTGGAAGGTTTTGCTAATTGTCGCCTTAACAAG